GAAGCACACCTGGCACGTTGGTGCGCTACTTACCTCAGCTTTCAGTTTGTCCAGAGTCTCATGACCCAACTGCTCATTGGTCTTGCACGCCGGCGCCTCATCGTCACGGTCCCAGCTGACCCCACAGCGGGTGCAGACATACTGATCGTTGCCGTGCTGGTACACCGCTTGGCAGTTCATACAGCACCCGCCGCAGGGTCGCACGTGTCAAAGCAGCTACCCATCAGCACATTCGCCAGAGGCCAGCGGAAGTGCAGCGTCAACCAGAACACAGCCGTGGGGATGATGTTCACCCAGCTGACAGCGACCACCATGCACAGGCAGATCAAACCCAGGAGGAACAGGATCAGTTTGAGGTATTCACTCATAACTCACCTCTTGCCAGCTGCGCAGCGTATTGGTTCAGGTCATCAATCAACTGATCTTTGCTGACAGTGTTGTCGTAGGCGTTGATGACCTCTTCGATCAAGGTGTAGATGGTCTGAGCCTTGATCGACCATGTGCGCTGACCAGCCTTGATACCTGACATGTCCAGCGCTTCAGCAGGCAGACCGGATCGATTGATAGTCATCGTCGCGCTGGTGTCTGGTCCCTCAGCCAGATCGACACCGAAATGACCATACGCAGACGACAGTTGAATTTTCAATGGTAGCCTGACAGTGTTGGTCGTTCGGATCATGTCACGTGATATGTTCAGCCCAACGATCGCTGAGTCAGCGTCACTGAACCCGGTTGTGGTAATGCGACCACCACCCTTCATGTTGAACGTGACCTTGAGCTTCGGCGGCTGGCAGTAACAGGGACCACCACCGGTGTCGCACTTCGGGCAGATCATTTCAGTAGCTCCCACAATTTAGCGATTGATTCAACCGACCGGATCACACTGTTACGAGACTCGACCACATCCTCAGCAGCAGCCTTCAACCGCTTGTACCGCAGCTCAGACTCAGCGATCAGCTCAAGGAAGTAGTGATCTCCGGTGACCGACTTCGCAGCTTCATCGTGAGCGACATGGCTGATGATGGTACCGGTTGCTATGCCGATGCTGTTGCTGGCGTGCCGGAAGGCGGTGAGCATGGCTTGCTGTTCAAGGATCTGACCCAGTGTCAGAGTCACTGGCGCCATGTGCTGCACGTTGATTTCGATCTCTTCGTTGAGATCAGAGAAGTACCCAGGTTGAGTTTTCACGTTCGTCACCTCAGTTGTTAATGTTTTACTGAGTGTAGTACCACAATGTTCCACATGTCAAATAATTATTTTGCACCGACGCGGGTGTACGTCCAGAGCGTCGCATTCGATCCATATCTGTGATCTAAATTCTGCTTAACATTCTCGTTCTTTTTGAACGCTTTAAAAGCAGCTTTGGAGACTCGGGGTGAGTGCGAATAGAAACCCCGCCGGACCGTTCGAGTAATCAACTGCAAGCACGAACCGTTGTCCAGCACAGTATCTCCGTTGTCCAGCTCGTACACTTCACGCCCGCATTTAATAGTATCCATTATCGTCACCTTTACTTCACCACTGTCAAAGGAGTTGCGCCGCGCACCGCTGCAACCTGTCGCTCATATTCTCGATACAGGTCAGCTGACCCCATCGCCTGATACTTCAATGCGTCGCGGATCGCGTACAGTCGGACCTGGCTATCATCCCGACGACCCCTGAGTTGCACCACCCCTGCCGCACTGCTCAACGCCCGACCGATGCCGACAGGTGTCAGGTACTTCACGTCGCAATAAACATTGTTAGTCGAGAACACACCCTCAGTTCTCACGGTGTCACTCATGTCCTGAGCACTGAGCAGATCACACTTGAACATGCCAATGCGGTTGCTAATGAACGCCTCGATTGTCTGCTGCTGAGGTGTCTTTGACGACTCTTGAATGTCCTTCAGGAACTCAGTGACTGGGGGTGCTTCACCAGGGTTGAACCCGGTCAAGTCGACTTCATGGTGCAGGTAGTGCAGCACGTTTAACCAACCGTCCGCACGCATCCACGACCAGCGATCCTCCCAGTAGTCAAGCCAGTCCTGACGTGGTTGACCCTGATCATCACGTGTGTTCAGGTCAGACCATAACGCAAAGAATCGACGACTGGGACCGTTGAGTCGCAGTGGCAACTGACTGTTGGTGGTCATGCTACCGTTGACAATGTTGCGCACTTTGATGCGTCTGACACCTTTCGGGTTAACACCGAGTCTGTTCGGTGGCGCTGACGCGATCGGCTTGAGTTTGTTACTGACCGCCATCGCTTCACGTCGATCACCCAGCTCTGCTTCGTTGATGTGCAGGTACTTGGTGCTCAGCAGGTATTCATTGAAGTCGCTGATCAACTCTTCGCCACTAATCACTTCAGCGTTCTCACCCATGCCTTCGACCAGCGGATATAGCAGGAAATCTTTACCGCACCCTTCACCGCTGCCGAGCAGCAGCATGTGATTGATCTTGCGATCAGGATGCCGCAGGGTGTACGCCATCCACTGCTCTATGTGCTTGCGATGCTCACCCCACCCCAACGCGTCAAAGTGGTCGTACCAGCGACTGATGTCACCCTGGATGCCCTTCGGCTGATCGGCATCACTCCACATGTTGCCGTACATGATGTGACCTTCAACGAACACCTCAGGATTTTTCGGTGCGTAGTCCAGCTTGTCGACCTTGCGCACCCGACCATCCTGCAGCGCGATCTTGCGTGCCTCAGCATCCTCATGAGCAAACGAATTTTGGAAGGCTTCGGGTGTGAAAAAGATGCGTGACTTTAGGTCGTAGAACTGGTTCAGCTCTTTCACATACACCACGTTGTCATAGAAGTCTGACGTGCTGACCTTGTCGACGTACCAGTCCTTCCGAAGATCCTTGATGATGTCTCTGAAGTCGGCTTTGCTCCACCGCATGATGTCGCAGACCTGCTCATGCCAGTGCTTCTGATCCATCTTCGGCATATCATCGACGTGCTTGAGCATGGTGCCGGCAGCCTGCCGGGCCTCAGCAGTGGCGGGTATTTGCCGACGCAGCATGTCACATAGATGCTGGATCGCGTCGACGGTGAGTGCCGCGGGCTCTACTGCAATAGGTTGAACTGGTGGTGCGGGTACCACGGGGGTCATGAAGCTGACGTCAGTGGGGAATTCACCGGCGGCGACGTGGTGATCCAAGATTGCGTCACCCACTTTTGCAGCAGCAACCACATCAGCAGCGGTTGCGCCGCGTGGCGTCATGAAGCTGACTTCCACACCGGGTAAATCGAAGCTGCGCATCACCTGCCAGTTCTTCAGGGTTCCCAGTGACCAACCTGGCATTTGACTGTCGATGAACCTGAGCAGGTCTTTTCCGGTTTTAGACTGACAATTTCCGTGGTGACATTTATATCCGATTGATCCGTCTTCGTTTGTGAATACCGCGGCCCCGCTGTCATCGGCGCCAGTATGTTCGGATACCCAAGGGCACGTAATATCAAACCGACCATCAGATCTCACCTCTTTAATTGAAATAATGTCAGGAATGTTGATCAGCGGATGGTCGCTCACCGCAGCAGCACCGTCGACCCGTGACTCACGCCGTACTGCATCCAGATCCACAGCGAACGGTGCGGCAAGCTGCCCCATCGTCACCCGTCGGGTCGGCTCCCACAGCAGCATCCGGCAATTGAACGGCTGACCGTTGACCAACTTCGACGCCTTGTTGTTAATGCCTTCAGGTAACCGGAGATAGCGGGTCACCCCCTTCATGCCTGGGTCTTTCCCGTCAGGCGCCAGACCGTTCGCCACCAAACCATCAAGCAAGTTCTCAACGCGGCCACGGTCTTCGCATGGTGTGTCGAGGATGTAGCCCCATTGCTCCGACCCTGCTGATGACTCCAGTATCCACGATGGCTGTGGTAGCTTCTGCACCTCAGTCATCGACAGCTTTTCTTTCACGTCATCCAGCACGATGCAAGGGGTGTAGCGGAAGAGTGCTTTGCGCCGACGTGCCTGACCCTGGTCATCACAATAGAACGCGCTGATGGTGAAGTACTGGTTGGTGTTTGGCGGCAGAGTCTGACGACTGTGATAGTCACCCTTCCATGCGATCAGATGCTTGTCTTTGGGGATGTTGCCGGGATCATAGGGGAACGCTGTGACGTGTGACCAGGGTGCGTCAGCACCGAATATTACTCGAAGGAACTCATCATTTGTCACCATGTTACCGTCACCATCTGAATCTGCTATACGTTGTCGGAACTTTTCATACTACTCCGACGACCACTTTCTGTCAGCTTGCATAGTATGACCCTTGTAGAACAAAGTCAAACATTTACGTTGACATGTGGGCATTTGTAGAACTAAGATGAAATCCCAAACAGGCAGAAACGCAAGCAACCAACTGAGGGTATGATCATGCACAGTTAATAATCCAATTCATAAGCTAATCATCAAACCCGCTTGACTGCGGGTTTGTCAGTAGAAGCTAACCGAATGAAGAGGGTGAAACATGGCAACCGATGCCGTAGAACAGTCCAGCAATCTTGATGACAATCTGCGTTGTCGGGTTGATTCGAGAGAGTTGGAGATTTTCAAACAGAAGTCGATCCGCGTGGCCGGCAAACCTTACCAGCTGTTAGTGCGTGAGATGATCACTGCATTCAACAGCGGCAACCTGCGAATCATCGCACCTGAAGAACTTGGAGAATTATATGTCACTGGAAAATGAACTGAAGAAGAACACTGCTGCGCTTGAAGCGATGATTGTTGCACTGTTGGCCAACTCGACTGTCGCACCTGTCGGCATGCTTGAAGCTACCGCTAATGCAGCAAAAGCCGCACACGCTCCTGCTCCTGCTCCTGCTCCTGCTCCTGCTCCTGCTCCTGCTCCTGCTCCTGCTCCTGCTCCTGCTCCTGCTCCTGCTCCTGCTCCTGCTCCTGCTCCTGCTCCTGCTGCCCCGGCGCAGTTGATCATGACAGCCGCAGCCAACGGGGTCACCTATGAGCAGTACATGGTGACACCAGGTTGGACTGATCAGATGTTGATTGATCAAGGCCTGGCTATTCAACCGTCGTTCGTTTAATCAATGTGCCTGGGTCACACCGGGCTTTATCTTAGGTGATAATTATGAATCGCAACCCTGCTAACAAGCTGACCGGTAACGGTCGACATCGCACCAAACGCCAGCGACAGGCAGTCCGCGCACCGAATGCGATGGTGTGTCGATCCCTGGAAGATGAGCGCAGTCAGCGCATGGATGTCGGCGGTGTGAGTTACGCCGGATGCCTCACTTGCCCCTGCAGTATGCTAAAACTCAACGAGGCATCCCGTTCGTTCGAGTGCAGTAACAACCCAGCCCGGCTTCGGTCGGGTCTTTTTGAAGTGGTGCTGGGTGCGCCTGGATGTGGACTAGGCATTCATCGAGTGTCTTTTGACGTAGTCAGCACCACTCCAAAAAGATAATGAGGTGACGACCAATGACTAACCCCGACTTCCTCTTCGGCATCACCGATGGCGATATCGATTATGACATCGAGACATTCCCAAACGCATTCACCATCGGGCTGCTGCATCGCACGACTCGGCGCAAGTGGTACTTCGAGATCAGCACCCGACGCAACGACATCAGAATGTTCTGCTTGTTCCTCGACATCCTGGGTCAACACAAGGTGCGTATGGTCGGATACAACAGCCTCGGGTTCGACTATCCGGTGATTCACTTCATCCACAAGAATCAGCACGTCGGCATCACCTACACCGACATCTACAACAAGGCGATGTCGATCATCGGCGCCCACGGTCCTGCAAGGTTCTCGCACATGGTTTGGGAATCCGATTGGCTGGTGCCGCAGATCGACCTGTTCAAGATTCACCACTTCGACAACCCGTCAAAGATGACAGGTCTGAAGGTGCTCGAGTTCAACATGCGCATGAGCAACATCGAAGATCTGCCGTTTCCTGTCGGCACCGTGCTCACCGATGATCAGATCCAGGCACTCGGTGACTACATGTGGCACGACATCGACGCCACCGATAAGTTCTGCGACCGCACGATGACTGCGATCAGGATGCGTGAAGGACTCAGTGAAACCTTCGGCAAAAACATGATGAACATGAGTGACGTGAAGATCGGTGAAACGATCCTGGTCACTGAGATCGAGAAGTCAGGCATCCCCTGCTTCGAGTATGAGGGTAACAAGAAGGTCAAGCGTCAGACCAAGCGTGAGCGCATCGATCTGGCTGAGGTGATATTCGACTATGTGTCATTCGAGCGGATCGAGTTTCAGCAGATCCTGGTGTTCCTGCAGTCGAAGGTGATCACTGAAACCAAAGGTGTGTTCAAAGGTCTGATCGCTGACGTTGACGGTGTGGCGTATAAGTTCGGCACCGGCGGCATCCATGCATCGGTTGAGTCACAGGTCATCTGCAGCGATGACCGATACCAGATCGTTGATGTTGACGTTGCCAGCTTCTATCCGAACCTGGGCATCAAAAATCATCTGTTCCCGGCTCACTTGGGGCAAGCATTCTGTGATGCGTATCAGAGCGTTTACCACACCCGCAAGACGTACCCCAAGGGCACCCCTGAGAACGAGGCATTTAAGCTAGCGTTGAACGGTGCATACGGTGGCAGCGGTAACGAATACAGCCCCTTCTATGACCTGCAATACACCATGTCAATCACCATCAATGGTCAGTTGCTGCTGTGCATGTTGGCTGAGCAGATGCTGAAGGTGCCGGGGTTGCGCATGATCCAAGCCAACACCGACGGCATCACTTACCTGTGCCCCCGTGAGTATGTTGAGCACACCCGTTCGGTCTGTACCTGGTGGGAGGGGGTCACGAACCTGGAGCTTGAGGAAGCGTTGTATGACCGCATGTTCATCAGGGACGTCAACAGCTACATGGCAGAGAAGCAGGGCGGCAAGCTGAAGCGCATCGGCGCCTATGCCTATGAGACAGCCGAAGAGAACCCCGGCACCCGTGAACTGCCGTATCACAAAGACTGGTCAGCACGCGTGGTGGCAATGGCTGCTGAAGCCGCCCTGGTGCGCGGTGAAGACATCCGCGAGTTCATCACCAGTCATGACGACATCTTCGACTTCTTTCTGCGCACTAAGGTACCCCGCAGCTCAATGCTCGAGTGGGGTGGTGAGCAGGTCAGCAACATTGTGCGCTATTACATCAGCACTGAGGGTCGACCGCTTGAGAAGGTGATGCCTGCGGGTGGTCCGATGGGTGAGTTCAAGCGTGCGAACAAGCTGACTGACGCACACTTCGATGGTGTCATGGCTGAGGTGGGTCCGGGTGTGTGGGATGAGCGAGTGCACACCAAGAATAAGTCAGTGTATGAGGAACGTCGGATGGGCATCAACACTGGTTGGACTGTGCAGATCTGCAACAACTTGGATCAACACACAGCGAACGTTCTCGATAAACAGAGTCACTACTGTGACCTGAACTTCGAATGGTACATCAAGGAAGCTGAGAAGCTGGTGAAACCATTGCTTGACTGATGTGGGACATTGTTCTACAGTTCGAGTGTGTTTAATTAACTGAGGTGACGACGATGATCAAATTTATCCGCACGTTCGACCACGACCTGCCACTGCCATCACGCGGCGCACCGCACTCAGCCGGTCTGGATCTGTGCGCCAACCTTATGCAGATGGATGTGACCATTCCGGGCTGGAACAAAATGTCAGGTGGCGTGTTCATATTACCGGGTGAAAGGATGCTGATCAAAACCGGTTGGAGCTGGGATCTACCACGGGGTTGCGACATCTATGGTCGCATCGCCCCACGCTCAGGGCTGGCAAACAAGTACGGCATTGATGTGCTGGCAGGTGTGATCGATGAGGACTATCAGGGTGAGATCGGTGTGATACTGCTCAACACTGGTGATGAAGAGTTTCACATCAATCACGGTGATAGGATCGCGCAGCTGATTATCGAACAGTGTGTGCTAGCTAAAGCGTGTGAGTCGTTCGGTCACAGCGCAGTGACCGACCGCGGCGCTGGCGGCTTTGGGAGCACGGGCGAATGAACACCACGGTAACAATCCAATTCAGCAACGGTGAGTCGCGTGAGTTCGTCGCGTCTGACCAGCTGGAAGAGATGATTCAGCAGGGTCACATGCTCAGCGTCACTACGCTGCACCCGGCCACCGCTGACCTTGAGACTGAGAAGCAGGTGTCGAAGATGTACGCGGGCAACCCTGTTGCTGCGCTGGGTCAGATGATGATGCTACGTGATGAGGTTGAAACAAGCACAGTGCTGGTTGAGGTGTTCAAACAAGCATCACTGAATGGCATCAACGCATGCATCGAGCACCTGAGCCTCGAAATCACGTCACATAAATCCAACATGACGCCGTTGAGGAAGCACTGATGGATCACTATCGATACGACGCTATGAACTTCACTGACACCGTCAAGCTGGTTTTACGAACCTATAAAGTGCTACGTGAGACACCATGTGGTTACTGGGTCAATCAGTCTTACGATAATTCACCAATGGGTGCCGCCGTGATTCTTGAGCAGTACAAAAAGTGGGTGTCGAAGAATGCACGAAAACGGTTGTGTTACCCAACCAAAACCGAAGCATTCAGGTCGTTTCAGATTCGCAAGAATCGCCACCTGTCGATTCTCAAGGCGCAAATTGCCATCGCTGAGATCGCAATCAATCTCACAGAAGTTCAACCGGTGTTGCCAAAACCGAGTGAACACTGTTTCTCGGAAATTTGACATGGGCGTCCGTGAGAACAAAGTCGAACGGTACCTCGACGACCAGGTCAAGCTGCTACTCGGTGGTGTCACCAGGAAGTTCGTCAGCCCCGGTCACGACGGTGTTGCCGACCGACTGGTGCTCCTGCCTGGCGGGCTGCTGTGGCTCTGCGAAATTAAAACTGTCGACGGGGTTGAGTCGCCAGCACAGCAGCGTGAGCGCACCCGGATGACTGTGCTCGGGTTCAGAGCGACGATCGTCTACGGTGAGCAGCAGGTTGATGAACTGATCGCTGAGATGATCAAGATGATGCAGCACATGGCGACGGTGAGGGGTGTGGTCGGATGACACTACTCATTCCCCAACAGCTCCACGACTACCAGCGCGAGTGTGTCATGCACCAGCTGCAGCACCCCGACTCAATGTTGTGGTTGCAGATGGGGCTGGGCAAGACACCGATCACGCTCACCACCATGGTCGACCGGATGCGCAGCGGTCAAGTGCAGAAGACTCTGATCTTCGGACCACTGCGGGTCATACAGGCGGTGTGGGCACGTGAGGCACGCAAGTGGTCGCACACTAAGCATCTGCGCTTCAGCGTGATCCACGGCACCAGGGAGAAGCGAGGTCGCGCTTTGTTCGCTGATGCCGACGTGTACCTCATCAACTATGAATCGATGAACTGGCTGGCCCAGGAACTCGACCACTACTACCTATCACAAGACAAGCCGCTGCCGTTTCAGATGGTGGTGTATGACGAAGTGTCGAAGCTGAAGAACAGCACCACACTGCGCATGGCCGGCGGAACCCGCGACCGCAAAGATGGGAGGGGCGAAGCGGTCAAGATCAAGGTCACCGGTTGGCGCAAGATCATCCCACACTTCAAGTACCGCACCGGGTTGACCGGCACCCCGGCAAGCAACGGGTATCTGGATCTGTTCGGACAGTTCCTGGCTGTCGATGGGGGTGAGCGCCTGGGTGAGTTCGTTACCCATTACAAAGACAACTATTTCATGTCGGATTACAGCGGGTGGAACTACTCACCGACAGACCTCGGCAAGCAATGGATCGAGCACAAGATCAGCGACATCACAAAGAAGATGGACGCTGCTGATTACCTGGATCTGCCTGAGTGCAAGGTCACGAACGTCATGGTCGAGCTGCCTGCAGCTACACGTAAATCATACAAGGAAGTCGAGAAGCACATGTTCACGCAGCTCGACAGCGGTCAAGAGATTGAAGTGTTCAGCCGCAGCAGTGTGTCGAATAAGTGTCTGCAATTTGCGAACGGGTCACCGTACCTGAGCAGTGAGTCATCTGAGTTCGAAGCACTGCACGATGCAAAGCTGGATGCACTTGAAGACGTGCTTGAGGAAGCCGGTGGCGCCCCCGTGCTCTGCAGCTACACCTTTAAGGCTGATGCTGAGCGGATAATGAAGCGGTTTAAAAAGTATCGACCGATCAACCTGACCAACACACCGTCGAAGGATACTGAGGCGATCATCAACAAATGGAACAGCGGTCAGATCAAGCTGTTGGTCGGCCACCCGGCATCGATGGGGCATGGTGTCGATGGCTTGCAGGACAGCGGGTCAATCCTGGTGTGGTTCGGGTTGAACTGGTCGCTTGAGTTGTATGAGCAGATGAACGGTCGCATCAACCGGCAGGGTCAGACTCGACCCGTATCGATCATCAGGATCTTATGCGCTGATACTGTGGATCTGGCTGTTGCTGATGCCCTGGAACGGAAGGTTGATGACCAGGAAGGGTTGAAGTCAGCGATCGATCGGTATCGCCGCGGCATCACGACGAATGACTTAGACATTAACTTTTTCTAGCTCGGCGGGTGCTTGCTGAAGTGATCAATGATCCAGCTGATGCCGACACCCAGGCCACCGAGTATGCCACCCCACTTCAGGCACCATATCGCGAACCGCTGTACACCTGACCCGACCCTAGTGATGCCTTCAAGGTCACGGGTGAGTTGTACTGAGGCGCGTGTTTCAGTGACCAGGCTTGTGATTTGTCCTGTCAAATTACCGATCGCCTTGGTGTTCTCATGTTGCGCGTCGAGTATCCTGCCGAACGTGGCAGTTTCACGCTGCTCATGCTTCTCAAAACGCTCCTTGTGCTCTTCAAAATCCTTACAGAGTTGGAACAGTTTTTCATCAGTACAACGAGTCACATCATCACCGTTCGACATGGTGCATCCTTACTTGTTTTTCTTGACGTTAGCATAATTGACGCCAAATGACGCCGAGACGATTGCCGTCCAGCCCCCTGTGATCGGCAGGAACAGTCCGGACATGGATTCCATAGCCTCTTTTGTTTGGGTAGCGACTCCCAGATCAAACGCGTGAGCCATCGCCAGTGCCGTCATCACAGCTAAGTAAAACCCGTATGCCCGATTAGCGAACCGCGACAAATCCCGACGCATCTTGCCGTTAGGGTCAAGAGTCTTGATCATCAGAGCCTTGGCTTCAGCCGACTCCATATCAGTTTCAATGAACTCACTAGCTATGCGCTCAAGAGAGCCAACAACCCCACCAGTTAAAAACGACATAATGCTCATGTCACCGATCCCCATCAATATAATGAATCACCAAGTCATCAACCAGTGCCGCATCGATCACCGCTTGATATAGTGACTTGTAAGCAAGCACTGATGAACCCACAGTCAGCACGTCAGGAGTTCCCAAGCAGGTCTGCCCGACCAGCAAGCACCCAGCGGTGTCATCGTCAGTGTTGCCGACGTGGATCAGGATGTAATCGAACCCCGGCACATCGAGCACATACAGCATACCTCGGTGGATCTCAGCGAACTTCTTGCTGTACCGGTTGTGAAAACCGCCCTCAGCTCTGATGCCGATCTTGTATGCGCCTGCAGGAATGCGAGTCTCACCGTTGACTTTGACATCACGGTGCTCATCCTCAAGTCCGTAGCATTGACGCAGCCCGTCGATCTTAACTTCTGACAGTGTGGCATCGCTGTTCGACAGGAACCTTCTGACTGTGATGATCATGTTGTCACCGTTATGGTTGTGTGAGCCTCAAATATTCCAACACGCTATCCGTCGATAGCGAATCTGTACGGCCTATCTTAAACGTCACATTATCAGAATTGAAGGTAATCCCAGATACTGTCTGTTCTGTTGTGTTTGTCAGTTGCAAAACCTGCAAATTTGTTACTGTACCGTCACTGATATATACCCGCATAGTTCCAGAAGCTGCACTTAATTTAGCCTTGATTGTATAAGTACCGGCACCTGAATCAACAATGGTATCTGCCTGTATGAATCCAACAGCATTAGGGGAGACACCTTGGATTCTTACCCCACCCTGGCCTTCTCTATTTGTTGCAAGAGTAGAACCGCCAACAGGAAACCACATATCTGGCAACTTAGATACATCCCAATGTTTCCGAAGATCTGTGAACTCAGTCCCTAAATAAAACTGATTACCTGCTCCGTCACCAGTAGTTTCGATTCTACAGCCGTCATAGGTTATTAGTGTTCCGTTAGGATGTAAGAAAGCGTTTGATGTAGTGCCAAACGGCTTACGTCCGATTATCACACATCCTGCTAGCTTACCTTTAGCAGCTACAGCGATATTGGGTTTATCGTCAGTTCTAAACAGATCAAAACCTACACCATGAAACTCTGATCCGTTCCTGAAGTCGTATAGATCGGCATTCCTTACGCGAAGAGCTGATATTTTAGTGATATCTGCATCCCCTGCAATAGTCAGCAAACCCCCGCCCCCAATGACACCATCTATATCCGCATCGATGCAAACATTAGACTTAGCAGATACAAATACCGCAGCAGTCTGAGTAAAAGATGCAGCATCCGGCGTTTCAATGTCTCTTACAATTATCTTGCCACTTAGGTTAGGTCCGAGATAAGAGAACGCTTGAGCAAACCCATTTTTAATCCTTAAAGGTGTGGATATATCAACTGTTGGTATTGCTCCAGCCGGGAACGGAATTGATACGCCTTGATTTTGATCGTCAAGACCGCCAATCTCATTTGCGATAAGATTATACCCATTCACTTCAACATTGTTGAAACTGATCCTAGCCTTAATCGTACCTGTTTGATCTAACCCGTTAACTATAATCCCGTTTTTCCAAGCATCTCTTACATAAACATTTTCAAACTCTGCAATCTTTACGATTTTTGGATTAGATTCTACACCTATAGCGCGGTTACCGCATTTCAAGACCTCTAGGTTTTTGACGACTATCCCTTCACCGTTTGCGTTTGTGACTCCGTTAACCCCGCCAGTTCCGTCCAGATCTCCTTGATGTGTTTCAAGAATCGTGAATCCTTCGTAATGAGATACTCCGCTAGTTGGACCACCTATAATCTGAGAACTAAATAGATCGCCCGCAGCAGTAAATAGTGTATTGAAGATAAACGTCTTTTCAACACCAGCGCCGTATAAATAAGAACGCTCACCAACAAGAGTTTTATGCACTAGTCTATCTGGTGGATCTAGGAGAAATGTACCTTCGTCAATAGTTGCTGGTACGTTATCATCTGTCGAACGAGTCAACATAGCCTGAATATTTGCGTACTCGTTTGTTGAGTTATTTGTTGTCTGAGATGCTACCCACTCTGCATAATCGGCATCTCCTTTAGCACCAAACCACTTACTATGGAGTACACCTTCTGAGTACTGCATTATCGCAACGTTACCGTTCGCAAGGGTCAAGTTTCCGAACCCGTCGATCACGTCACCATCCAAACCCGCTTGTGCGGCAGTCTTAATCAGGTAGGGTCTGCCGCCCCGATCACCCGCGACGTTGTACCCTTGTGTGAACGCAGTGACACCACTGTCAAGCGACTTTCCGACCAGAACCGCCTTCGTGCCTGACAGATCAATCTCGGATGATGATGGCAATACTGCGGGATCAGTTGAGACAACCAGGTTTCCGCTAGCATCGAATGATAGGAACTTGTTAGCACGCCCAGTTGCGTCTTGGGTAATCGAAAACACACCGTCGATGTCAGTAGTGTCTGATAATTTGAACGATCGATCCCGAGCATCTTCCAACTGTTGAATCAGGAATGTCAATTGATCGAACGACGCTTCATGCACGTCGGGAAAGAATGGACCCTGTGACGGGAAAGCCGTCAGTTGAGTTGACTGGTAATCTGCTCGAATGAACCACTCGAAATTCAGAGGCAGTGCCCCCGCCACACGGGTGACCAGACCCCCACCATCGGTGCCGATGCCACCTACAGTGTAGTCAGTGTCGACAGTCAGCTGAGTCCGAGCCCCCGCCAGATCGGTTTCGAACACTGCCAGCTGAGTTTTATCCTCTACTCGGAACGTGTAAGAAAACTGGGTCGCGATGTCATTGCCGACGAACGGACCTGATGTGATGTTCTGCGTGTTGACTGTCATACTGACGCTCCGATGGTTGATGACACGAGTTTACCATTAGTCACGTTCTGGCCCAAATAGCAACTGATGCATGGTGAAGTCTTCACCGTCTGCAATCACTTCGAATAAATGCTCACCAGTTGCCCACGCCTGCCCGGTGCCTGGTATCCCCACCGCAGCACCGATGAACTTGGTGGCGCCTTTAATCTGCCCCTTGGTGATCTCTTCATCGGTGAACCCGCGTGTGATCACTGCCGGGATCGACCGGGTACCCTGCTCAATGATAGACGCCAGAGGTGAGATGTTATAGCCAAACTCGCCGGTCGCACCGTTGGCGATGTCACGCACGAACGGTATCGACTGCACTGGGAACATCGCGACTTTTGTGAGCATCTTCTGCAAAGTCTCTTCAGGCTCTTCATCGGCGCCGAACTCACCGCGCATCATCATCTCGAACAGGACCGGCAGGGTGAACAGGAACATGGCCTTTGCTGCGACATTGGTAGTCGAGTACCGACCTGATCGGGCACCCTTCACCAGATCGCGCTCAAGATTCCACAGCGAGCTGAAGAACGTCATGAACATGGTGAACATCCGACCAGTCTCAGCCTGGCCCCGCATGATGCGCGCCAGATCCTTTGTTGCACCTGACCCTTGCACGCTCTCCACCACAAAGTCAGCGTGCTGGAACGCTTTGGTTTCGTCGCCTGACCGCTCCATTTCTACGGTATAGGCAGCATGCCACGTCGGCAAATCCACCATGTAAGTCTGGATCATCGCGATGTGTTTCATCGACGCCTCTTGCACCGCGGCTAACACCCCGCGCTTACCCTCGATCCGCTTCATGGCGTTCTTAATCTCACGATCCATCGTCTGCGTGCGATGCTTCATGACCTTGGAATTCTCAGACGCGAAGTCCCAGGCTTCACGAATCGTTCTCGGGCTACCCAGGATCATACGCATTGACTTCATCACCGGTGCCAACCCAAGCTCAGCAACACTGTTCGACAGGCCACTGATCTGAATGATACCGGTGGACGCCTTGAAGCCCATCGCACCCAGTGTGACCCCGAAGCGCAGCCGCTGAAGCATGTCATCCCAGAACATCTTCGTCGGGGCTTCACGACCGTCCTTAGCGATGTCGTTCAGCCACGGGTTGAGCTGTGCATACTCTTCCGGCCCCAGCTTCTCTTTGATGGTCTGAGCGACCCGCTTGTTGCGGATTAACCGGTTGACCTCACGCACTGGGTCATGGTGGGTGATGTAGTGGATCGCCTCTTGGAAATGCGCCGGTACCACGTCCAGGCTCAGCCTGATCGGTGCAAAGTAACCTGTGCGCTCATTCGTCGCGCCGGTGTTCACCGATGACTGAATGCTAGCGTTGTTGCTGAACATCGATTCCGTTTGAGCGTTCAGCTTATCTTCGTTCAGCTGTGCGCGATGGTCCCGGTTGGGGTCGTACTTCACCGGGTAGTAACCACCCTTGAACGTGCCGAATGCTGTCTCAACCGGTGTCGCTTCGATCTTCGGTGGCGTGAGTCCCGTGGTGCGCCGATGCACTTCAGCCAGCTGAGGGAACAGGGTGTCCATCTGATCCCAGATGTTCTGGACCAGCTCCCAGTCACTCTTCGTCATGTGGGTCAGCACTGCCTGCAGCTGTTGGTTCTGCAAGTTGATGCCGAAGTCGCTGTCGGGATCTGCCCAACCCTCACCCAGTAGCAGCTTGCGCAGGTTGCTCTCGTTTCCGGTGTTCAGCGCGACAGCAATGATCTGGTGACCATATAAGTTGTCATCGATCTCAGGAATGAATATTTTCGTGTTGTGGCGCTTGATGTCAGCCTTGCTGCGATTCTCAATCAGTTCCATCACAGGCTTGCCGGTCTTCTCCCACAGGTCAATCTCAGCGGCGTATGCGTCAGTCATCGGCTGCACCAGGATCTGGTGACTGATACCGACCCGCTCGCCACCATCCAACCAGGACGCCATGAATGGAATCTTAGTCATCTGTGCCATCAGGTACCGGCCAAACTTGCGACCCTCAGCCACATCGGTGCGCTTCGATTTGAAGCGGGTCTTGACCTTCTCATCCATGCTGTTGACCCAGCGGTCGACCAGCTTATTAAAGTCGACCTCTTCCTGCATCCGGGTGATCCGGTTGGCGTATCGGGCAACATGCTCGATGTTCTTCACCGAGTCGCTGATACCTTGCAGCTCAGCAAACGGCACATTCTTCCAATGGGTGACGAAGGCTTCATTCAACACAGCGTTGGTGATCACCAGAGCATCACCGTCGATCTCGATGCGCTCTTTCATCCACGTGTTAATGTCCTGGTTGACTGCCTCGACCTGCTTCAGTGTGGCTGACTTCCGGAACTCGAACCGATCCAGAATCTTGACGATCTGTTCCCAGTACCCACCCTCAGCTTTCTGGATCTCTTCACGCACTTTCTTTTTGCCGTATCGACCCATGCGGTCGACGATCTTGGTTGTCTCGTTTTTGGCGACAGTGGCTTCAAGCCCCAAGTAATAATTGACCACCTGACGCATCTTCGCTTGCGCCGCACCGTCGCGGTTGCCTTCGGCCAGCATGCGTGACGCTTCCTGCGCCGCCTTGATCTCAGCCTTTCGGTACTTACCCGGGTGGATCTGGCGGAAAGGCAGTTTACCAATGCGTTCAACAGCGATCGCCTTGATCGTGGCGCGGTCGACAGTCGGCGCATTGGTGCCACGTGCGACGATCTTCAGTTCATGCAGCAACAGCTTGCCACGTTCCTCGCTCTGCACCGCCTCATCAGCCTCACGCTCAATGGTGCCGTCAGTTAGGATGTCGCCGTGCCGCTCGACCATACGTGCCTCAGCCTTGACCTCAGCGGCTTCCTTGAGGCTGGGTGCGTTCACCAGGTCATCAAGCAACTCAGAGCCTGATGAGTAACCGAGTATCGCAGCAGCTTCGTCAGGGTGCAGCCCCTGGTGTTCCTTCACGGTCATGCCTCGCAGCTTCGGCGGCATCACGATCGACTTGCGACCTAGCTTGTCAGTCTTCTCTTCACCGACCATCGCCTTCGTGCCGGCAAAGTCCAGCTTGATGTCGCCATCCTTCAGCCGTGCCCGGGCAGCGTGCACCTGTTCTTTCTGTAGGGCGTCAGTTTCTTCATCGATGATGTCGCGCTTTTCATCGTTCCACCACTTCTGGGTCTGCCGGGTCAGCTGCTTGATCATCTTGTCGCGCAGAGTCTCAGCCTGAACATCCTTCACCTTGCCGCGGCGCTGCTCATAATCGGTGAACTCTTCTTCGGTTATGCCGGCCATCGCCGCATCGGTGAACATCGGCTCAATTCGTTGCCGTGCCTCAGCCGCCGCGATCTGTTCTTCAGTCGCCAACATCCGGTCGAACACCTGACGCATCTCAAAGTCAAGGTTGACGTCAAGCCTGCCGCGGGCGTTCTGGTAGATCTGAGACAGCCAGCGGGCGAAGGTCCGGAATGCGTTGCGTAGCTCGATGCTGGGCGCCGTGCCTTCCATCAAGTAGGTTTCAAAGCCGCGGGCGAACTGTTCATGTACCGCACGCCTGATCGCTGAATCTTTGTCCCTATCACCGGTTGACATGGTGTCGAGATATGTGACCACCTCAGCAGTGGTGACGGTGTCACCCGGCTCAGTGCCGACCTGCTTCTCAGCATCAAAGCCCTTCGCGGTCAGGTATCGGTTCGCCTCTTTTGCCACATCATCAGCGTTGCGCTTGTACCAGCTGTTGATGCTCTGAAGCATCTCGGTGTTGCCATTGACCTCCATCTCATACATGAAGTGCGCGAACTCATGCAGGAACGTGCTCAGGTCAGCTGCCTCGGTGAGCCTGATGATACTGTTTGCTGGGTCGTAGTAGCCGCGTGCGCCGGGTGCATCCGGGGTGGTGGGTTGCTCAAGCGGTGCAGCAGGTGCCTGAGCCAACAGATCAGCCGACTCAGCAGCATCAGGGTCGAAGGCTGCGTTGACTGATCTGATCTTGGTGGGATCAAATACCGCGGTGATTGTCGAAGGGCCGACGTCAGTCAGATCAACACCACGTGTTGCGCCGCCGATGTCCCGCAAACCCTGAACCGTGACGACGTCAAACCCTGCCGATCGTGCGTTACGCATGAGATCATCGGTCGACACAGATTCATCAATTGGGAAGTCAAACAATTCTGACAATGATGTTGATTCACCGCTGGGCAGATTTACAGTTGAATTTTCATCAGTCAGATCATCCCAGTTGGTGCCTTCATCGACTATCACTTCGAGAGGATTTTCAGCTTTGATGTAAGTGGGGATTACTCGACCGTTATTCTTGCCAGCATAGCTATTGGCAACCTGTTGATTGTCACTCAGGAATACACCCGTATCGAATGATTTACCTGTCGCAGCGTCAACATTGAACTCACTGAAATCTGCTGCGGTGCCGTGGTATAGAACTTGATCGACATCGAACCCTTGTTCAACCGCACGTGCCTTACGGGAATTTTCAGACAGGTCCAAACCTTTCTGTTTAGCCGCGACCCACTGTTGTGCTTCACCGTGTGTACCGCCTTGAAACCCGACTTCCTCAGCCGCACCAAAATCAAGATTGATCTGTTCCTGAGTCAACAACCCCCGCTCAGCCTCCAGCCGAACAGCTTCACCGGTCAGCGGCCCTTCGATCGTCAACCCTGCTTCCGCATATACCTGCTGCACTGTCTTACCCAGGCGGCGTGCTTGAGCGGTTGCCCAGGCCGGCACCAACTGCGCCATAATCGATGCGTTCGCAGGGGTGATCTGACCTGTGTCGACCAGCTGGTCACGCACCGTGGTGAAGATCTCCTGCGCCTCGACGAACTCGCTGGCGTTCTCACTCGCCTCATCAAGCAGCGTGCGGATATAGCTCTGAGTCTCCTGCTGCACCTGCTCCTGACGGAATGGCGCAATGGTGGCTTCGCTCATCGTCATGCTGTCGCGCAGCTGCTCGAAGTGCTCAGTGCCTGCGATCTCTGTGGTGAACTCTGCCACCGGCAGTACCACTTCCCCACCCAGGTCAGCAGCCTCACGTACCTGCTCATTCAGCAGCTTCAGTGCTGGATCCGCTTCGATCTCTTCGCGGGTCTTGGTCTGCAGGTACAGTGAGGTTTGTGCAGCATCGATGAACACGTTGGTGTTGTTCTCACCGTCAGCCTCTTCGACGAACTGTTTGAATGATTCCTTGTTGCGCTCACGCAGCTTCGACTTCTGCGCAGTCTCGTTCAACCGATCAAGGTTGCGCTGCTCAGTGTCACCCTGGTTCTGGTTGGCGTTGCCCTGCTGCGCGACTGCTTCGATGGTCTTGCGAACACCGGTGACTGCTACCGCCTGAGTACCGCCGGCAACGATTGTCGCGATCGCTGTGACCGCCTGTCGCCGCAGCTGGATCTGAACCTTCTCTTCAATGGACTCAGCCTGTTCCATCTGCTCATCGAGCCCGAATGCGAACTCATTGATGGACTGACCCAGCGTTGCCAGCTGCTCGGTGCCCATCTCCTGCACCAGAAACTTCAGTGCGGATTTAGTCAGCCCAGTACTCTTGCCGGTCAGGATTGTCTCAAGGGTACCGGTCGGCAACACCTCAGTGCCAACCTCGATCGCAGCGTTGATGCTGGCGAACCAGGCTGATTGCTCTGGTGTCAGCCCTTCGGCACGACCCTGACCGTAGGAATCACCGAACGTCTGCACGCCTATAGTCGCCAGCAGCGGCGCCGCCCGGCCCCCGGACAGCAACATCAGTCCGAAGCCGGGTGCCATGTTAGCCAGCGACTCAACGCCGGCACGCACACCCTCTTCAAGCAGGTTGAGATCTTCAGGGGTCAGTGCCTTCTTCTTTGCCTGCAGCTCACGCAGCGTACCAAGCATCTGATCGGTCGCTTCGACCTTTGCTGCCTGCAACTGTTCATCGGTGTCAATGCCCAGGTTAGACGCCAGTTCCTGCGACATCAGCGCTGCTTCGAATTCCATGCCGATCGGCAGTCCGGATGCCGGGATCAGATCCTGAATGCGAGTCGGTGTCATGTCGACGCCGGCGGCGTTCATTCCGGTGACTTGAGCACTGAAGCCGGTCGTGATCGATTCACCGATGTTCTCGAATGTTTTGCTGAAGTCGAAGATGTCTTCGATTGACTGAAGGATGTCGATGTCATCGTGAGCAATCGATGCGTTGTTGAAGTCAGTGAGATATTTCGCGGTGTTGGGGCTGCGCTTCGACATGCCGCTGATGTCGATCTGATCCAGTTTCAGCTGGTCCTCGACCTCAGTGGGGTTGTCTTCGACGGCAAACACCGGGACACCGGACTGCTCACTGAGACTGGTCGTCTTCGCTTGCTGGTCCGGGTTGATCTTCACCGCCTCAGTGATGCTGGCGTTCAGCTGAGTGTCTTGTTGAGTTTGAGCAAGGTCGTCACCAATGCCAAAGCTACCCAGGTCAATCTTCTCAAGATCTAATGGCATTATTTTGTCGCCTGTATATGAGCCTTTATCAGATTATCAGATGTTACAGGAATGCCGTTGTCGCGTAAAAACTTGCTGAGCGTCGGCACGTCTTCAGCCGGGATATCAGTCAAATCAAGCTCACTGTCAAATATGAACCCTTCCTGCACCACCTTGCGCGTCAGTCCGCTGAGCACATTGGTGTATTCTTCCGACGTTAGCTTGCCACCCTTTTCGCTTTCGCGGAAATTGACTTCATCATCCAGCACGGCATAGAACGCGTTGACCTGTTCCATTTCCTTAGCGTTGCGCTTGGTCTTTTTACCAAATACTTGATTGACTGCATCAGTGGTTTGAGCGCCCCGGGTGCGACCGACCTGGTGATCAATCTTGTCCGACTTGGTACCGGTGCCGTTGGCAGACTTCACCGCGCTGATGAGTGACTTACGCTCAGCCGGCGCCAACTCGTTGTAATGGTCAACCGGGTCGATCTTCGCCAGCTCAGCACGCGGCAAGGTCATCAAGCCGCTGAACGCCACCCAGTTGGTGATCACTGACTTGCCTGCCTCGATGCTCTTTTGCTGTTTCGGTGACAGATTTTCCCAACCTTCAGGGTCTTCGATCTTGTATGTCTCAGCCGATCCGCCACCGATGATGTGCGACTCAGCGCGCTCAAAGGCATCACCGCGTGCTTCAGATTCAGCCTGACGCTTCTGACTGAACTGACGCATTGTCTCAGTCATGGTCTGTTTGCGCAGATCAGGGTCTTTAATTTTATTGACCTGCTCGATCACATCAGTCCGGTCGTCAAACTGACTGACAAGGCTGGTCGCAGTGATCACCGCTGACTGAGCATCCTGCTGTGTCTTCTCCGACTTCTGCTTCGCCTCGATCACCTTGGTCAACTTCACCTTATCTGGACCTTCCAGCAGTTTGCCTTGCTGATCCAGCATCTGCTGACCCTCAGTCGCGCTGCTATTGGTGGCTGCTGCGATGGCGTTACTGGTGAAGGTGGATCGGAACGTCTGCAGCTTCTCAGCAGTCGCTTCAGGGCCGATGCCGGCAGTCTGAGCACCGTCAATGATAGCCTGCTCACCGATCACCCGTTGGACTCGCATCTGCTGCGGATCGCTCCAATACAGTGATGCGTTCTCCATGGTGTTCTCGACCTGAGACTCAAGCGTCGCGATCTCCCAGGTTTGCAGCCCCTTGCTGGCATGGCGCCCGATGTCAGCCCGTCCGCTGGTGATGTGCCGGTCGGCAACCTTGTCGAACATGAGGCGCGATTGCTCGCTGAGTGTGTCGCCGTATTTCTTTTTCAGATCGTCGAGTGCAGTGTTAGCGACCGCTGCATTGTCAAACGCGTTGCGACCCTGAGTGTTGAAGTAACCGTTCTCAGGGTTGAAGAAGATCGCATTTTTATCACGCTCAAAACTCACCAGTGCTTCTTCAGCCGACGTGGTGTCGATGCGCTTCTTGATATTCAGCCCTGCCTGAGCGATATCAACCAGACTCCTTGTGATGGGTGCGCCGAACGCAGCTGTCGGCACTGCGCCGCTCGCACGCGGCTGGCGAACAACACGCGGTGCGACTAGATTGGACTGTGCTTGTGCGACTTTTGGCATGGTTACAGTCCTATTCCGCCACCTTGATTGATGTTCAGAGGGTTCCGTGCAGCACTCTTCGACGTGAACCACTTATCGGCCACACCGGTACCAAGCACGTCAGCTGACCCCGACAGCAGCGAGCCCACAGCTGCCTTGTCACCCGCTGCTTTGGCAAATGCACCTTGTGTCCGGGTCAATGAAGACTCAAGGGTCAGTGCCTCAAATGCCTGCTCACCTTGACTACGGATGCGCAGTGCGTCAGCTTCACCGAGTGTCAGCGTGTCCTCTTGCAACTGCAGGGCTGAGCCAGATGTAAGCTCGACGCCAGCAGCACCCAGCTGTGCACGCTGCTTCGACAGCAGTTCCTGAGTGCGTTGGCGCTGAATGTTCTCAGTCTCAGTGGCAGCGGCCCGGGTCGCTTCGGCCTCGTTTTCAGCTTGGCGCGCATTGAACTCACCAACATCTCGCTGGAACCGACCCTGCTCACGCTGCTGCTGTATCGTGAATGCAGTCGATGCAACGGTGACGACCGCTGCTATTGTTACCGGATCACACATCGTCACTTACCCTTTCAAGATGGAACCGGTGAAAAAGCTCATCATCGGCACCTGTTCGCATCGGTTCATCAATCGTAAAGCCCAGCCATTTCAGCCACCGGATACTGACTCGGTTATCCGCATGAACATGGTTCGATAGCCGTGGGCAGATGTTCAGCATTTCTTCGATGATTGGGGGTGATTGTAACAGGAATTCGCGTTTATATTTCAGCGCGTGATTCGACGCTAGAAGCCACGGCGTACCGGCGCCGGTCAGTCTGCAATTGACAACCAAGCCCAGCATGGCTGACGGCACACCGGCGCACTCCACGACCACTGAGAAGTCTGACATCCTCCACCCGGACAACAGCGCATCGACAGGAGTGTGACGGTGTGACGCCCAGACCTCAGCCGCATCGGCATCACGCATGTCAGCAGCAATAACCCGCACCGACTCTTCAGTCGGCTTGACCAGGCTAATGCCCACCGAGATCAACCGTGGGGATAACTGACAGAATCGCCAGCGGCAACGGTGACCGCTGCTCAATCCGCACCCCGCCACCTTTGCTCCACTGGGGTTCAATGATCACTTCCTGCTTGAACGTCCTCAGTGCGATGGCGTTGTATCCATCTGATTCGAACCGCGGCTTAATCTCTTGCAATACTGGTGCGATAGTCACCTCACCATCTGCCCGGGGTCCGATGAATCCGCCGCGTGACTTCTCAACCTCAATGAGAACTTTCGATACTGACACTGATCGGGACTTCAATGTGTCGCTGGCCGATGCGACATCAATATCAAGCAACTCGATCGCCGGCAGGTACGCCAGCCCGACATGAACCTTCGATGCTGCGCGTGCCAGAGTGATCGACCCCGATGTGACAGTCAGACCTTCAACCTCGTAGCCATCGGCCAGCACTGCAACTGCCTCACCCTCAAGATGCTCCAGCCCGCTGAACACTGTCGCCGGGACACCGTCATACGACAACCCCGAATCGACATAAAACGCATCCTCAGCGTTGGTCTGCTCACGCGACTCCATCCGTTCGACATACCGCTTTGTCGCACCGTTGATGGTTCGCTTGACGACCACATACACTGCGTCGCGCTTACCCTCTGTCACGACCGCCACCGACTCAAACAGACCGTCAGTGATGTGCTGATGCCATCCCCAGACCTGATGCTCTCGTTGGTACGTCAGACCCAACAACACCCCGTCGTCACGCACACACCAGATGATGCTGTACGGTATCGAAGCGTAGGCCATCGATGTAATCTCGAACCCTTCAAACAGATGCTCTGACATCAATGACAGGTCGTTGCCTGTGAACTTGTCGCTGCTGAACTCATACCCGAGATCACGCACCTTGGCGCCTTTCTCCTGCAGGTACAGCGCGGTGCTATTGACCACGACCGGTGGCACCCAGGATGACCCGTTGTATGACTGCTGACGCGCTCCGATTGTCGCAGGGGTAAGCACCTGGTCTTGACCCTCAGTGGTCTTCCACTCACCACCTGATGTCAGCAGCAGCATGGAATCCAGCGACACGATATGTCGAATCTCGTTCACTTCCCGACCGACGATGGTGAAGGTAATCGCGTCGTCGTCACGTGCCGGGCTGGATGTGCGCAGCGAGTTGAAGTTAGCCGTCTGCGTGGTGAACACCGCTTGTGGCTCAGCTGTCGTGTTGGCAAATATCTGCCGCTGCTGATAGTAATTGACAGCAGATGGCTTGTTCCCCGCACCGGTGAACGGCTGTCGATCTCTCGGCGGCGTGTCGCTGATGATCGGTGCGATATTGAAGTCGTCAAAATTGGTATTATTCGACTCACCGATAAAGCCAAACACTGCTGTGTTGTTCGATGGGTCTTTGTAAATCCGGTAATGATCAGCACCTGCGACCACATCCCACACAAGCCTGACCCCGAACGTCTGACTCAACGACTTGACCGTGATACTGGCCGCAGAAGACGCAAGGGATTCGATGCCGCTAGCGTCCACCGCTGTGACAACATAGGTATAAGTCTTGTCGAAACTGCCGCCGCCGGCGGGGTCACCGACTGTATTCAGTGCGTTGAATGTGGATGTGCCGCCTGACACATACGCGCTGTGCCCGGTCGAATCTTCACCGAAAAGCTCGAAATTATCGACGCCTGTGACAGTGATCACGAATGCTCGGTCGTTGACCTCAACCATCCCGACAACTGCGGCGATGGTCACCAGGTCACCTGTCGTTCGCCCATGCCCCACAGCTGTTACATTAGCAGGGTCTGCCTGAGTTATGTTGGTGATGACTTTAACATCGGTCGTGGCAAACGTCGGCGCCGTCACTGTTGATGCGTAGTTGATCACCACCAGAGTCCAATTGTCATCTGCCAGTCGATTCAAGTCACGAGGGTCGTGGTTCGGGTTGACGATGGTCATCACGTCAGCCGACTGTGTGAATCCTAGAAATGGCAGCTGTGCCTCAGTGTACGGCGTCACCAGTTCGAAGATTCCATCACTCTGCGCAGAACCCCCGGACACATAAGCCCCGAAAGCAGTACTGTCTACACCGACTAGCTCGAACGTAGTACCGGTGACGTTGGCGATGGTGGGGGTGGTGCCGTTCAGCTCAGTCATGCCGACTATTGCAGACAGAGATACTTTCTCACCGTTTGCAAAAGTGTTCGCGGCTGTTACCACGGCGGGGTTCGCTTGTGTGATACCGGTGATAGTTGCGACCGGTTTAAGCACGAACGCCCCGTCTTTGACGACCCGCATCGTCAGCGCCTGGAACACCAGGTTATAGGTTTGCTCTGTGTTGAAGCTGAACGGGATCTCTCGCGCAGTGGTGAGTGAATCGCCCACTTCACCGACGAACCGCAGGCCAGGTCGAGAGTACGCACCTCCCTGTGCGCGAATGAGAAAGTTCTGACACAGGTTTAACCCTGTGGCATATTTGACGGTGTCAGCACGTGACTGAAGCGACGGTGAAATCTCACCACTGGTAAAACTTCGCTGGATCGTTTCCGGCACTGATCACCCCCTGACTGTAACGAATTCGCTTTCACTGGGTACATGATACCCATCGTTGATATCGTTAGCCATTGCCGATGCTAGATACTGCTGATACATCGTCAGCGAGTCAGAGCGCAACTGACGACCGACCTCAGCGCCGATCAAGGGGATTGCCATCTCTGCTGCTAGCAGATGTGACAGCGCCAGAATAAAGTCGTCGCTAAACAGGTTGGGGTCAGTGATGTTCGCAGCAAAGTCGATCCGCAGGTTCTCATCATCGGCGCCGATAACTTTGTTGTCGTCGAAGTTGAACACTTCATAGGGAACCTGCTGACGTAGCAGCTTGAGTGACCGCACCTCACTATCGCGCAGCCGAGAAATGATGCCTGCACTTCCCGCCGGGATCGATTCGAACTCAGGAACCAAGCGGTGAATCTTCAGGCAGTCAACCGGGTACTGGTAAGAAACCGCCCAATTGAAGATGTCAACGGTGAGCACCGAGAGTGCACGAATCTTGCGGTTGAACTGCCACGGTAACTCACGCAACAGGCGGTCGCGCATGAACGGGTACTTCAGCTTGGCGACTTGCGCCTGCAGACTGCTCTCGGTCAGAGAGTTGATGCTGCCTGCGCGAATGTTGCTGAGCGCAAGATTGATGACATCAATTTCACTTGGCATCAGTTGTCACCGTAGAGTTGCTGAGCGCGGTCACCCTCTTCACGCTGCAGTTCAATACTGGTCAGCTGGAGTCGGATAGACTTATCCGAGCCGTCGCGGTCACTGTGCTCCGACCTGCTGTCGACAAAAGCGAAAGCACTGATCTTGACTATGTCACCGACGCCCAGTCCACCCATGCCCAGCTCTTCAAGCATGTCGTCGTCAAGATGAAGACTGGTGCCAAACGGGTAATGGTTACCGTCAGAGGAATCAGTCAGATGTGACGACCCCTGCTCTTTTTTGATCTTTACCGGATGCTCAGCCATGACCCATCACCTCACAGAGTTTCGATTGCGTCCGATTCACCGTCGCCCATAAACGAGGCGTTGTCGATGTCGGTCTTATCCTGCCTTGCCTTATCAGCATCAGCGTTGGCGGTCTTTTTCTCGACAGCTTCACGCTTCTTTTTCTCGCCGGCAGTTTCCGACTTGATCGGCTTCAGCCAAGACGGCATTTTCTTTTTGTCGAAGGGCTTGTCACGATGAACCATACGGCGCTTGCCATCGGGGTCATACATCACACCCTCAAGAAACCCTTTCGTAATCACTTTATAGCTAGGCATCATCAATCTCCACAGAAAGTAAAAGGGCGACCGGAGCCGCCCTATCCGGTTAACCGCCGGTTACGTTGGTCTGGTTGCCCATGCTGACAGCCGCTGTGATCTTACCCAGTGTCGGGGGTGTGCCCGTCACAGTGTAGCGAACACCCAGGAACTGCAGATCAGCACCGTTCGGCAGTACCTGCATGAACGTCTGCTTACCGGCGATCAGGTCAGCCAGAAGGATGACTTCGGTTGCCAGCACCTTCGGTGACGTGAGCCCCGCCGCCGCACTGACTTCCACCGTGACAGTCAGACTGGTGAGTGTGTTGAAGGCTTCGGTGACCTGAATCAGAATCGGCACCATATTGCCTTTGCCGACGTCGTCATTCAGGGGCGCTGCCGCATCAAACGGCGTACCCGGTAGACCCAGGTCGATGACGTTGGTGGAGATCGCAGTAGCTGTGATCACCTGGTCATCGGAGAACAATTGATTTGCTGAGAGAATCATAAGATCCATCCTCTTAAATTTCAAAATGCGACCGGCGTTAACCGGTCACGATCCGATGACTTAGGTCACCTGGTCTTCAGTGTTGACAAGCGAGTCGCTTTCACGAATCGGAATGCCGCGATACATCAGCACCTCATCACCTTCGACATCCTTGCGCGTCAGCCGCACGAAGTTGTCAGCGGCACCGGCATTAGTAGCCAGTGCATCCAGCGACTCCATAACATCCCGGTTACAATAGATGGACATATTGCCACCCGCTACCCGGCGATTCTGCAGGCGGTAAAATGCCTGACGCATAAAGTCGTAAAGCTTCACTGAGCCAGCCTGCATGTCGCTCACATCGATGTTCGCGATGCGGGACACATAACGCCAATCCTTGACGGCCAGACCGATGTTCCATGTGAACAACTCTTCCTTGGCATAGAAGGCGTTGCCGTTGGAATCCAGCACACGCTGTTCGCCCTTGTCGTCGCGTTGCACACCCGCTTGAGTACCTTTCGGATACAGCAGGTTGGTCTGGTTATCACCCCAGGTCACGAACCAGATGGATGTGTTGTCCGAGCCCACGCCACCGGCGTCGATGATCTGACCACCGTTGGCAGCAGACTTGTCGTTGAACCGCGGCGCCAGACCCATGAACTCTTCAGGGTCAGATGCAGTGTTGCCGTAGAAGATCTTCTCACTGACCTCCTGAGACATCGCCTCAATGAACGCCTGCGCTTCCGACAGCCGCACCGCGCCCTCATTGGTGGACAGATCCAGCAAGCGCTTGTCGACGGTGCTCAGACCTTCAACAAAGCCGGTGGTGTCTTCAACCTGCGCGGTCTTGCCCTTAGTGTTCGGAATGCCCTGGTACAGCTTGCCCCAAGTTACCCCAGGCAGACCCGATCGCACCGTATGTAGGTGGGTGGTACCCTTGTTACATTCAACCGCGATCGCATCCATCAGGATCGGGTTCATTTCCATCAGCATTTCGATGACGGGGTTGAACTGACCCCGACCGTCCTGCAACTTGTAGATATCGATCAAGTCGATAAATTTATTGCCCAAAGTAGCCATATTTACACCTCGTGTGCGTAGGCAGGTTATTCGTTACGATCATTCGGGTAGAGCTGGTTAACCCTGTTCTGCGTCGACTGCAACGGGTTAGAACTACCACCCGGCACATCCTCTGCAGTCAGTTTCCCAACCTTAACCATGAACCGGATTACCTCGGGGTGGTTGCCCACACCGTAGTCTTCCAGTAGCTGCTTCAACTCTGGCGTTCCAAAATTGTTAATGGCAGATTGCGCGACTTTGATGTTCTCTTCGAAAGCATCGCCGCCGAACTCCTTGTCACTAGCAGACTGATCACGCCAGTCAGTTTTCTGCTGATTGAAAGCATCGACCTGCTTCTGTGCACCTGCCTGGACCTGAGTTGCCTGGAAGTCAACCAGCTTCTGAGCCTGATCTTGAGTCAGCCCCAACTCTTTAAAGAGCGGAGTTGCTTCAGTCAACATGGACTCATCAATCTGGACACCTTCAGGCATCACAAAGTCGGCATATGCATCAGGCGGTGTCTGGCTACCCTCCGCACCAGCTTCACCATCGGTGTCGGACTGACCTGAGTCGCCGGCATCAGTGGTATCATCAGCACTCGCTGTATCAGCGGATGCGTCAGAATTCGTGTCATCAGCTGCAACCGTGGTGGTATCGGTTGCGCTGGCATCTTCTGCACCAGTGTCTGCTTCAACACCGGTTGTTTGAACGTCGTCACCGTCAGCCATCGAAATGCTCCCGTAGCATCATTAAGTATTCGTCAGGTGCGGCTTCTTTAATCTCTCGATCCAGCCACAATCCTTGCTCTCTCGCCCCGGCGCGGTACGCATGCGTCAAGGGATCTTTGTCAAACACATTGCCAAATATACAGGATTGCTGTAAACACCGCCACATGAAGTCCCGACCGCTCTCATTGCGCATCAGGTTGCGAATCGTCAGCAGTTCAACTTCACGTGCGGAGCTATTGCCGCGTTGTGGCTGGTCGTCTTGGTCGGTCATTACATCAGGCTCGCTAAGAATGCATCGGACTGCGAAAAGTTCCATGTGCTGCTTGATGCTGCTGCAATTGAAACCCCAGTCACCCCTGCTGCATTCTCGTTTATTCGGATCTCTGTCGGTGGTGATGTGAAATCAGCTTTAGCGGCTGTCGTGGTGCTGGCTGCAGTGACGGCGTCAACCCAGAAGCGCAGCCCGTCTTTATCCGCCACACCGCGCAGGTTTAACTCATCGCCGACCACGTAGTTGAGCGCTGCCACAGCTGTCGATGCTGTTCCGATTACGCCGCCCACCGATCGGTTGAAATGGATCTGGTCGTTGACCGCATCGACTGCCACCTCCAGATAGTTCGTTGCGTCAAACACGAGCGACAGCAAAGCGTGGTCCGCGCCCTTAGCGTCCGACCCGTTGAAGTTCATAGTGGCTTTCAGCTGGAAGCTGACGCCGTTTACAGGGACGAGCCATGGCCGGCGCATCTCTGTCGGGCTGGTGTCTAATAAGATGCCTTGCATAAACTCAGGAGTTAAAAGCGGATCCGTCACTGCATCAACAGCCGCAAAACCCGCAGCGTTAGGGTGCAACCCGTCACCAGAGTCAAATGCTGCAAGCAATGTATCCGGCGTTCCAGGGTCTTCAAGGATCGTAAACATGTCCGTTACGCGCCGGGGATCGTAGGTAGAGATGACCCAAGCGTTATAGGTGTCCTGCCAACCCTGCCTCTCCGCTGTCCACGTAGCTTCTGTAGCCCCCTTCCACGGTCCTATAGTGTAGACCTGATACTGCAGGCCGTTACCCACCGCATGGGCCACCATTGCCGCCTGGTCAATCATCATCTGGGCTGTCGGGTCCACAGATGCTACAATAATGTCGTTGATTCCACCCTCTATTAGCACCGCGTTAATCGGTGATCTGGGTAGGTCCGCAATCATGATTGCCCTTATCTGACCTAACTTATTTCCCGCCACCCCTTTAGTCTCAAATACAACCCCTGATAAAGTTGGCAAATTGCTCCCAAGCTCAGATGAGTCATTGGTAAACGAGTCCCCATGAATAACCAACGAGTCGTATCCACGTACAGGCCCAACACTTAGCGCACCAACCTCGGCAACTACATTAGCGGATACCGTGTTTTCATTCGTCAGTAAAAACGCCTGTAAACCATCAACCACATCGGACGGAGCATTTTGATTAGTCAAGCCTGTAACATCACGAAGTATCGGAGCTTCTATCTCCCAGACAGCAGCAGTAACCTCGGCAGCGTTAATGCCTATCCCGAATCTAACTAACTTGTCCTCGGTCACTGTAGCAGTGAAGATAACTTGCAACAAACCATTAGAGGGGAAATCTAGATCCTTCTCGCCAGTCGGGGCTGTAACTAGGGCAGACATGTTTTTCTTGATACCTATCCCACCGCTAAGCTGGGTTGCCCTGGATGACAGGCAGTATGTTCTACCTGACACAAAACTGAAGGTTTTACCAACAAACGCACGGCCACCGCCGGGATTGGTTACCGTTGCGGTCCTATCATCGGCTGATATTGTGAACGTGGCACCCGTTTCAGTAGGGGCGGTAAACTCCGACCATTTGCTATCGCCAAGAAAGTTATCCTCATGGCGAGAAAATTCATCGGACTGAGGGATTACAATACCAGCAGCAGCAGTGACTACGCCATTACTATCCACTGAGTTTCCGTTTTCCAAGCTAGAAAACTTGACCGCCTCGACGAATTCACTAGGGTTCTGGTTGAACTGTCCGGTGACTTCCTCAAAGACAGGCTGAGCCATTTTCACCACCCCCTCAGCATTATTGCTTGTACCGTTACCCATCCTGAGTTGGATCGTCCCTGCAACAGTCACGGTAATAGTCGCAGATAACCTTTTATCTGAATCATCCAGTAATTTCACAGCTTGGAACGAGGCTGTGCCTGTCCCGCTACCGAGACCAAAAAAGTTCAAGTCGGTAACAAGTTCTACATCCGAGACAGACAATGTAATCCTATAATCACCGATCCCTAAGGAGCCTGTCGTAAAGAATGAAAAAGCACGACCCCCAGCAGGAGAGTTTATAGTCTTTGTGCCATCACCATTGTCTGTAATTACCGCCCCACCAGAGATAGAGTCTCCCCATGCAGATAGATCGCTAGGGGTAAGATTCTCAACCATCCGCGCCCCGACATGCGCCGACTGGTCTTGAGGGACAGTCTTAGTCTCATCCTCGAAATCGGTGAAGTCTTGAGTACCTGACCGGGTGAAAGTGAACCCTCCTGCACCGGTCAGAAACGACACAATGAGTTTCGCCAACCCATTACTCAGCATCATGAAGTTCAACATGGCGTTACGCACGCTCATAGGACAACCCTCTTCAGACTACCATCAGGCCGACAGCAGTTGATCCTGTCTCGATATTGGTCGCATCACCGACAGGAACCCAGATACCGACAGGGACATCAGCGAGCGTGGTGACATTACCACCTTTCTTGCCGACAATCAGTGATCCGGCAGTCGTCGTCACCATGATCCAATTGAACTCAGCATTCGGTGTATCTGATTTTGCGAGATCCTTGGTCGACCCCATATCAAAGTTAGCCATTATCGTTCTCCAGTGTTAGCCGATGCCGGCCCGGTTCATGATAGTACCCAAAGCGTTGTCATCAGATACCTGAGTATCAGATGCAGTCTTCGCCATGTTCGCCAGTTGCTCTGCTTGTGCTGCTGCCTGCTGCTGTGCCTGTGCCTGCCGCTCAGCATCAGCCATCTCTTTAACCACCTCATCGCTGTTGACGATCGCAGGATCAACACCCAGTGCTTCAGCGTAGTCATCCACCGACTGCACTGCGTTGAACTTGTGACGGGCATCCGGCCAGATGGCGGCAAGGTTACTGGTGAACTGAGCAAGTCTGTCAATCGCCCCCGTGTTCACCAGGCGCTGAGCCTGAGCCAGCACTGACACGTACTCGATCTCAAGCTCACGCTCAGCCAACTCTGGTGGTGGGGGTGGCAGCACACCGTTAGCCTGCAGGATACTGAATGTGCGATCGATGAGTGGATCAAGCAGTTCAGTGTGCAGCCGTTCCAATACCGGACCCAGCATCAGCAGCTTTTCTTCATGTTTCTCGGCAACTTCACGCGCTGTGATCTGACGACGATCAGTCTGTGCCAACATCAGGAACAAGTCTTCATAGAACGCACGCTGCACGCGGTTCTCGACGTTCAGGATCTCATCCTTGATCTGCTCGATCTCAGGGCGATAGTTGGTATAGATGCTAGTCAGACCGGCGCCGGTCTGCTCATGCCACACGATCTCATTCGGCCCGAGTGTTTCGCCCTTCATCTTGTTCTTCAGCGATGCCGGCCCCTGCAGCGGTGGCGACACCAGCTTATCGATCGCTTGATATTTGCGCTTCTCAGCCAGCTGCAGTGCCTTCGTGTCACCCAGCGCGGTGATGCCGGGGCAGTCGGTCGCATAGATATCTTCACCGGTGACATCCCAGCGTGGCGCCATGATTGGGAACTCATCGAAGCCCGACTCACGCAGGAACTTATCATCACCGGTTGTGTTGCTCGCCTCATAGTAAACCGATCGCACCGGCTTCTCGCTGGCAAGAGGGCTGGCGCCGTCGCGCTTGTCATTCGGCTCAATCGCATGGACAACCTTGACCCAGGCTTCACTGTTACCGTTCTCCCACAGCTTTGCGACGTGACTGCTGACGTTCTCAACGCCGAACTGCTTCACAGCCTGACCAACAGAGATCTCATATTCACGATAAAACGTGTCAGTGATGTCTTGACCATTCATGCCGAGCATATAGCTGCCGACCGTATAAGTCTTGCACCGGATCACGTTGTCGAAATCCTTGAACACCGCCATGCAACCGGTGCCAAACACCCCCAACTCTGAGTAGAGCGTGTGCAGCGAGTTGTAGGTGTTCGATGACGAATAGACCTTGTACATGATGTCCTGAACGTCACGCAGCCATTCCTTGACTGATGCAGCATCATCCAGCGTCTTGTCACCAGTGCCGAGCCTGAACCATGGGCGGGCGGGCGACGTGATGCCTGACATCAGCCCCGATGCCAGCGTGCGTGATGACAGGCGACTGGTGTTGTTGATCTGCCGGGTGTTGCGCTTGTGACCCTTGTTCCGGTCAGACGTCAGGAACCGACCACGGTGAGCCAGGTGATAGTCGGACAGCTCCCGGTATAGCGGAATGAAGGTTGCCCGCTCAGACCGCAATGCCTCAAGTCGTTTTCTGTAACTTACAATCTTAGGCATAGTTTATTCCTGTAGTTCTGAGCCTTCAGCCATGATGCGGATTTCGATATTTGTTCCCGATAGCAAGGGGTCTAAGACCACCACTTCCCACTGCTCACCGACCCCTAACGCGCCGTCTAATCTACTGGCGGCGCCGTGCTTGTCCTGACCAGCGAACGTCACGCGAAACGCGATGCCGTGATCTGTGTTCCCCTGTTTAGGTATAAATTGGGAGTTGTCGAACCCCCAGAGATACCCTTCCAAATTCCTGTCGATTGTCCGAATGTTCTTATAAGAACCATCAGGTCGCCTGACTCTAAATAGCAGCCCGACAGATAATGGTATGTCTGACCCGAAAGTAGAGAAATCCATCGCGGTCGGACCAATGATAGCAATTATGATGCGCGTAATATCGCCCGCTTGCACTGGTGACGGCTCTACTCGGAAAATTACCGGCGTAGATGATCCATCCGCCAACGCTAAGTTGCGGTTACCGGTATTGACAGATGATCCTGCGGAGAACACGTCACCCACTAGCTGACTGAGCGTGATGTCGTCACCGCTGACAGCTAGCACTTTTGCTTGGACAAAGCGCCCAGTCGTAGTGCTGCCGATTTCTAAGATCGTACCCACATCACCGTCGGGATAAACACTAGTACCAGGGACCGCACCGGGTGTCATTCCGTGACCTGCAGTAAGCGTGATGACGCGAGAGTCAGCAACAGAATCAACGGCGAGAGTCAGGCCAACACGAAGCTCCTGCAGGAAATCCAGATCCAGCATTTCGGTCGTCGCGTCGTTTAGCGTGACACCTACGGTCATGCCGTCGCGCTGATCAATCTCAACCGGCACCCGCTGCTCAGTCACAGTCAACGCTGATGTGCTGGTCATCGCCAGCGCCCACACACCGATCTCAGTCAGCGGGACATTCAATATCGGATCATCTTCACCCAGGTCGTGAAAAACTGAGTTACCTTTTGCCGGCTTCACATCACTAAAGACGATGCGCACAGAGTCACGATGCGACTGCAGCATCACCGCAGCAGGTACTGCGGGGTCACTGGTGACCCTCACATACTGAGTGACATCAAGATTAGCGCGTGCTGTCGACATCGATTACTGGCCCAGCAGCGTCTTGGTTGCAGTCGCAGCACCGTCCTGCACACCACGTGAACCGGTCAAGATGGTGCTGGTCGGACTGGCCCCGGCTGCTGCCGCACGACGACGACGATCAGCGCCAGCGCCATCCGTCGGTGTCGCATCCGGCAACCGTGGTGCTTCTGGTGCTCTTGGGGGTGGAGGTGGAGCGCTTGGTGACCCGCCACACATAAGCCTATCCTCAGTTGTTCAGTTATTGGGCGATAATAGCACGTCAATCGTACTCATGTGAATCAAGCGCCTTCAGCGGGTCATAGTCACCGCTGTTCTGCTGCCGGGCACCAATGGCCGCATCCAGTTGACCCCGAGGCACTTCGCGCTTTGGTACCGCATGAGCGAACGTCAGGAACAACGCATCAGCCCAGTCGGGTGACACCCCCAACCGCTTCTTCACGTCCTTCTTCCGCTCAAGTACCAGCTGATCTTTGTCGTTGTGGCTGAAGTCACGTGATGTCAACTCAGTCTCAAGCTGAGGATTGTCCACTATCGCGCCGCCGGCCAGCAGCCACTCACGACATCGGCCACCCATCTCGGCGGTCTTGTTGCCATAGAGTCGCTCATCTTCAGCTTTGTGACCGAAACCGACGTCGATGCAGTGATAACCCAGCTGCCGCAGCCGGTCACCGATCGGCCCACCCATGCTGCCGACATCAAGGAAGCTGACGTCAGGCTTGTGCCGATCAAGTATTGTGACGATCAGCGACACGACCTTCATGCTGTCGCGGGACTTCTCACCCGGTATCCGGTAGACCTTCTCACTCTTGGCATCCTTGCCGCGGCGGAACTGAATCATGCAGTTGTCGTCGCCGCCCCGGGCAAGGTCGATACCGCAGATCAGTGGATCATCACCCAGGTACTGCCCCGGGCCGCGCTTCTGTGCATCGAATACCACGTCACTCGGCATGTACTGCATGTCGCCACCTTTCGGGAACATACCGCGCACGCGCACTCTGACGAAGTCACTGTCTTCACCGAAGTCATCGACCCAAGTTTTGATCAACCGCTTGTTGGTCATCTTCGCTGTTCGGCTGTCGACCCGGCGCGTGATCCAGCGGTGCGACTGTCGACCGAAGCATTCTTTGAAGCTGCCGTTGTTCCTGGTCGGGTTGCCGAAGCAGAAGTGCATCGGTTCACCGTCAGTCAACCCGCCCTTCGCCACTTCCCAGATCTTCTCAGGAATGGCAGACGCTTCGTCGAACAGATACCAGGGTGTTGAGTCAGCAGCGTGCAGACCTGCGAACGCCTCACTGTTCTCTTCACGTGATGTCTGAGCATCGACGCGCCATGTGTCAGGGTAAGCCTTGTGCACCATCGACATCGCATTCATTTCGAACCAATGACCGGTGATGCAGCGGCTGCGCCACTTCGCCATCTCCGACATCGTCTTGGTCTTGAGCTGCTCACCGGTGTTGGCGGTCACCACGCCTTTACTGTGTGGCCTGGTGCTCATGATCCATAGCGCCAGCCAAGCAGACTTTGCGCTTTTGCCAACCCCGTGACCTGACGCTACGGCTACCTGAATCGGGTCGACTGGGTCAACGCCGTTGAATTTGCGTTCCTTTACTGCATCACCGATGTCGTTGAGAGAATCGCGCTGCCATTGATCAGGACCGTCGAAACCCTTCAGCTCACCGTGGCCCCAGTCGAAGGCCCACATGACGAAACCCAACGGGTCAGCATAGAACTTCGACACCTCGTCAGCCAGCCGCAGATCGATATGGTCCGATTCATAGAACTCATTATCGACCTGCATAGCCGACTGAATTGATGTCACAGATTAATGCCCCAATAGGCGCAATAGCACTGCATCAGGCAGAAGTTACCGTAGCCCATAGGGCTGAGGAAGAAAGGGTTGAAAGGGTTGATGTTGCCCATAATGTGTCACCATTCGCTGCGTCACCAGAAAGGGTAAGCAGCGGCGACCAGAGGACTGAGGTGACGGGTCAGTCGAGCGAGCCCGGCCACCGCTGCCCGATCAGCGTATCACAGGCAGCTATAGGAACGAAACTTCAGGCTCATCGTTAGGGTCACCCTGCATCCTGTCACGGGCACGCCGCAGCCGCTCAACGATGTCCTTGGCACTAGACAGCTCGACCTTGTCAGCAGCGAACGCGTCGACCATGACATGCTTCGCCACCAGGGTCAGCGCAGTGTTGCTGGCTGAGATGTTGCCCCGCTGCTTGGCGATCAGTGCGTTGTCCACCGCTTCCATCAGCACCCACTCAGCATCGATGTCGCTGGCCTCGAGCCTGGTCGCTATGAGCAGGTCGATGGCTGCGGCTATCTCAGGCTCTTCCCGCAGCGTGTAACCGGTGTCAGGGGAGAAGCCAGACGCCTCAGCAGCCCGTCGTGGACTGAAGTCCTTCGCGTACTCTATGACGAAGTTCGCGTGTTTGTGTGGCAGGCCCGCCAGCAACCCGTGCTTCACCAGTCCTTTTTTGTATCGTGCCATTGTCATCACCGTTCATTTAACTATTGCTGAAGTGTATCACCGATGCTGTGTAGGCGTGAAATGGGGCGGTTCACCGGTTGATTGTGCAGGTGCAGCAGAATGACACCGTTAGTGCGTTTTGCAGTTCTCACGACAGTTTAACCCATCGGCACAGTTCCAGTTTCAGGCTCAACCCCTTGGATCGCATAGGTATCGACTCAGTCCCTACCAATATCTCGTTTTTATCTGTTCTTCTGTGCCGATTCTACAATATTAGAGTGATTATGGTTATAAGTAGTTGATATTAAGAGAGAATAAAAAGCAGACCACCGGCACTTATATTCGCACGGCCTCTGTGCCGATAATTGTGCCGTTGTGCCGATTATTGATCACTTTTTAACCAACTGCAATTCTCACGACAGTTTGACTGCTAGCCCACGCGCTTATATAATAATCGGCACAACGGCCGCGCAAACATTAGTGCCGGTTTACAAGAGGAGATTATCATGGCGGCTGACTGGCCTTTCGAGTATATGAGTGTGTATTCATGTGTCCTGTTCAAACGTGAGAAGGTGATTCCCGCCGTCAGAGCGCTCAATGCTTTTGAGAAAAGGCGTCCTGACTGTTTCTTCAGCATTGAATACCCCAACCGAGCGATGGTGTACATCACCCGCGTCCCACGCAAGGGTGAGAGGATTCGCAACAAGAGGGTGGATCGCAAAAACGACAGGCGGTGGCCTTTCACGGGCATGCCTGTCGGTCAGTCGGTGACTTTCGGTGGGGATGACGCGCCACCTGCAGTTGCACGAATTCGTACATTAAAGCGCGAGCACCCTGAATTGTTTTTCAGTGTCTTGCGTCCTCACGATGATTCCGTGATGATCACTCGTGTGAGTAGTGCTGACCAAATAGTCAACATCGACAACTTGGCTCGCAAGTCATGGCCGTTCAAAGATATGGATGCAGGGCAGTCTATTGAGTTTGATGTGACATTCTTCGACACTGAGAGTCGGTTGAAGATTCCTGCGGCAGCGCACGTGATTGGCAGACCTCGTGACAAGAAGTTCAGCACTAAAACCCGCAACACAGCATCCGGCCAACGCATCATCACAGTCACCCGCATCAGCTAGGCAAAGAAAAGCCCGGTCACCCGGGCTCTTGTCACACTGCATCATCGTCGCCACGGATGCCCGGCACCAGGGCAACCCTGCTCACCCCCAGCACCTCGATCACCCTCCACCCTCGCATCACCACCCCGCTCAGCCCGACGACGTGCCTCACGCAGCACAGCAGCCCTGCTGATCTTAGCTCGACGCTCATCGGTGAACGGCACCCGGTCCTTCATAATGACCTGGTCAACCAGCGCAGGCCACTTGATCACCCAGTCACCAGCCCGTCGCTTCAGCAGGGCCCTGAACGTCGACGCATGGTAGCCCAACACCCGAGCAGTGGTGTCGATGCCGTAGCCCATAGCAGCGTACCCGGTGAGCACGTCCACGAACGGCTCATCATACTCAGCTTCGATGTCACGCTGCTTCTGACTGCCCAGCGCCACACCACGGTTGAAGTTCCAGTTCATAAGTCACCTCGCAAAAAGAAACCGCCCGAAGGCGGCTTGTTGGTTGTTACAGTGTGTCAGGGTTACCCGTTCCTGAGCATATTCAGTGTTGGCTGAATGATCTCAACCGCACGCGCTTCATCAACCGAGTCGAACAGTTCCTGAGCACTGTCCCACGCAGTATCAATGTCACCATCGAATTGAATCGCCTGTCGGCAGACACCTAGCCCGTCAGGAACAAATGAGAATTGCACTTCTGGCCCTTTCTCACCGTCGTCGATTACCACCAGGATCTGACCGACGTCGCCAGTCTTGAACACCTTCGCAAAGTCCACCTTGTCATCCATCGCATCCGCGCTTGGCGCGTCACCACCGCAATCACATTCGCCATTCGGCGTAGCGGGTTCGTTATGCTGGGCGCAATCGCTCCAATGGTTCACTGTTTCCATAATCCTACCCTCTCTCGGTTAAAGCTGCCTCAGCAGCCAACGCCGCATAAGCAGCCTCATCTTCATAGTCATCGATGTTCACTTTGCCATTAGCACTCCTGACAATCTTCAGCAGCACCATGAACTGCCACCCCTGCTCTTCAGTCAGTTCAGTGCCGAAGATGGCGTTGAACGCGGCGACAATCTGTTGCATGGTGCGCTCACCGTCCGACTTGTCCCGCGTCGCAGCCCGATCACGGATATGATCAGCACCACGCTGCAGGATCTCGTCGGCAGTTACCGCGCTCGTTGATGCAGCTGCGGCAGCCCTGTGCTTGCCTTCAGCCAACCATGCCCTGTGTGCCGGGCTACCGATCGGGTACGGATGAGCAACTTTCGACGCCGGCGGCGAGTGACCACCAGTCTCCATCCGATCAGCCAACGGCTTCTCAGCGATCTGCTGCTTGACATCTTCGATCGCCAGCACACCAGGTAGACGATCGATGGTTAATGCACCCGCAGGTATGTAGTCACCGCGGGCATAGAATTTGATGATCATCCGTGAATCGTTTTTATCAATATCGAAGAACGTGGTCCCCGCCGGAACCCAGCTCACAACACCACCTCAAACTTCAGCCCGCCGAACCAGCGCAGATCACCCTTGTCACACTCGACCAGGAACCCGTTCACACCCCGCTCAACTATCGGGTACATTTGGTTTTCAGTCAGCAGATCTTCGAAACCACTATTATCAATGCACTTAATCATCGGATACTCTCCACAAGTTTAATTTCAAATGTAATCACTTTCGCCACTCTCCTTCTTCCACTTAATCAATGCACCACAATCGGTGCAGCGCTTTTGATTCAACGTTGACAGTCTCACCAGGTGCGTGTTACCGCACTTCGGGCAGACCTTAGTCGTCACTTCCAAGTTTGCCTTTTCCATATCCTCTTCACCGCCCTGGTTGATGTTTCAAACTTCACAGCGACCTCTGAAGCAGTCATCTCACCTTCAAGCTGTCTGATCAGCGTCACATCATCGGCCGTCAGCCTGTCGACCGTTGACCGGTCACGCACCTGCCTGTAGCAGTCCCGGGTTATGCGATGCTGCCTGCACCACTCATACATCAGATCCCTGCTGATGCCGAACAGTCGAGCTGCCACCTGCTGTGACCCCACCTCATTCAGCGCCATCAGCAGCAGTTCCCTACTCGGTGTGATCCGTATAGCAGGCATCAGAGGAAGCTCACTGCAGCGCTGCGACGCTCGCACAGCCTCATGATGTAAGCAGCCTTACCGGTCACCCAGAGATCGAACGGCAGGTGGGCACCAGTGGCACCGGTCCAGTCAGCGAACGCAGCGTCATACCAGCCGATCGGCATGAACAGCTGAGCCTGGAGCTCCACGAGCTCATCAGCACGCTGCTGCCACTCATGATCGGTGATAATGCTGTCATCGAGCGAGTAGTAGATGTAGCTATGGATCAGCATTGCTGACCGCAGCATCTTGACGCGCTCGACCAGTGACTGGGTCACTTTGTTGACTCACCGCAGAGAGGCTTACCGGTTGCCGGGTCAGGGCATGGTTCCGTACCGCCGCCACAAGGGCAGCTACCCCAATATGCCTGCTGTGACTTGTACTTCTCGACACGCAGCTGGAACTGCACCGTCCACTCGTCGTCAGGGATCAATGCAGCAATAGCGCACCCAGCGTCGTACCACTCCCACCCCTCGATCGCTGGCAGAGTCGACTCACCAACGTAGTCACGGGTCAAGCAAATAGCCTTGAGTGCAACTGACAACACCTCAGTTACACTTGGTGGAGCAGCATAGTCGCTTTGGTGCAGGCAACTGTTAGGTTCAGCATGACAGCGACTAGCACTGCCGTTCATGTCAACGCCGACTTTACCGCACATTGCGCCGGGGTAGACCGCACCTTTCACGTTACATGTTGTTGTCATTTCACCACCTTCTCAAATTTGTCACAGGTTTCGAACCCGTGAACGCTACATTTATGCGCTGCGCACTTCAGCAACAGAGCACCTGACTTCGCGTGCTTGCAGTTCTGGCACCGGCGCGTTGTGTTCTCAGTCACCCTGATCGGTCCGCGTTCCATTATTTGCCACCTCTCAACAGTCTCATCAATTTAGCTCGACGCATCATCCGCAGTATTGCCAGCGTCACGATGCGGGTAGATTCTTTGTTGCCAACTAAAGTCACCCGCAACTGCCACGGCTCAACGCGATACATCGGTCAGCCTATACGGTGCACCAGCACCTTCTTTCGGTTGCGGCTGCGCCCTGCTCGCCAGATGCTTAACGGTTACCATCGGTTCACCGCGACGTATTCGCGCAAGTTGCCGATCAACAATCACCTTCAACTCAGCTTCAGTGTGTTTGACCGCGGTCATCACTCTCCTCCCAGCGCCGGCAGCGGCGCAGCTTCAACGAACCCGGATGCAAAGTCAGAGTACTCGGTGGTACCTGGTGCATACGGGCAGTCGGGTTCAGGGTTGTCACTGCGACGTGCAGCGGCACCTTGTTGATAGGCTTCAGTCATCAGAGTCACCAGCGCACAACAGACGGCCTGTAATCGGATCAGGGCACTGCTCAGCTCCACCGCCGCATGAACAGTTCGACCAATGTTCACACAGTGGCTTCGGGGTCGGCTTTAGCTCACGGCAACGCTGGTGCATGCCATCGCACCCAGTGAAGCGATAGAAAGCTTCATTTCTGACTTCAGGAACCATGACCAAGGGTCGACCGTACTGTGACATCACGAATCGACGCACCGACTTGGCGACACCTTTCTTGCCGCTGTCATAGCGCCGGTTCTGAACCTCGATTGCGTGCTCATTATTTTTGATCATCACTTTTCTCCATACATGCATGAACCGCAACAATACGTACCATCGTCACGCTGCATGGTTGCTTCAGCATCGAAGCACACCTGGCACGTTGGTGCGCTACTTACCTCAGCTTTCAGTTTGTCCAGAGTCTCATGACCCAACTGCTCATTGGTCTTGCACGCCGGCGCCTCATCGTCACGGTCCCAGCTGACCCCACAG